CCAAGGGAACTGGCGTAAAAGAGCATCACGCACCGGCTCAAAAAGAACATTGCAGACACGGGCGGGCTTTACCGCATCAGTCAATAAGGCAATTTCATCTTCGCCTAAAAGATAAAGGGCTTTATTGCAAATACTAACATTTGATATTGCCATGTAACCACCTTAAAAGGCGGGGCTTGCCGGCAAGGAGGGTACCGGTAAGCCCCTAATTGACAGGGGAGAGGCCCGTCAAAAGTTAAAGATCATGTCTCCTGGCATTGGATTTCCACGACCTTCTTTTCTTCCATACGGGTGGCCCCGATAACCATAGAGAAAAAGACCTGGGTAGCATAGTTGTAGTCCGCACGTTCGGTGATACGGGCTTTTACATCCATACCGATACCAAGCAAAAGGCCGTCTGCGGCAAAAGCAAAACACTGACGGTAATCAGGTGAGCCAGTAACAAGGTTAAGCCGCTCTGAACGGACGAACTCAAATCCGGCAAACGTGTTAATCTGACCAGCCGCAAGAGCCTTTACCGTGTTGTAGTCTGAACTCTTTACCTCTGTTGAGTTCAGTAGCTCGGTAACCTGCTTAGACGAAATTGCCATAATACGGGGAATACGCTCGTCAACCTCGTTACCGTCCATGATCTCTTTTGCAGTGAGAATTTTGGAAATAGTCATACCGGCGGAGCCGTGAGTGATTATCTGATTTGTCTGAGATGACCAAGTAACGGAAGTTCCGCCCTCTTTACCAGTTTTGGCAGTACCAAGAGCGGCGGCAATTAGCTCGTCATCTTTGGCTCTGGTCATTGCGGCAGAAGCGGCAAGAGCGTAAGCATTTGTCGGATCAATTAACGAACGGACTTTGTCAGGCTCGTCAATTAAGTCGGCCCAGTCATAGTCATAAAGCGGCACCTGCCGTCTTACATGGGGGGTATTTTTAAACGAATCATTACCCTGCCCATATCCGGGATGATTACCGGAAGAGCCGTAGGTCTGGGTGCGTTTAGTTGCGGAAGTCGAGCCGACCTGGTCAAAATAGCCATAGTAGCCTTTGACCGGCTCGACACGGACTTTACTTGCAAGCCGAGAACCGACCTGCTGTGATAACATTTGGACGTTTGCACTGTACTGCTGAACAAACGCTTCATCGTAGGTATTAGCCATGGTGAAACCTCTCTTTAAAAATTACGAAACAATAGTTGCTTTCGTTCTCTTTCCGGGTTCTCACCAATGGTGGCCCATCCATAGAACACAATTAAGTGCGGGGGTTCGGATGAATTGTCCCCTGGTACTACATGATTATTTAGTTCTGCGGCGTCTTCTCTTCGGGGCCGGTGCATCTACTTCCGGCTTATCCGTTGAAAGAATGAAGTCAGAGAACTTTTTTGCCCGGTCAATGATGTTTTCTGATGTGTTCCCAGATTGCAACATTGATACAGATATTTTCAGGGCATTATATCTGGCTAACTCTTCTTTGCTCAAGCTCATGGTTTCATTTTCCTTTGCCGTAGCATATAAACCTGGTTAACTATTTTGTTATGTTCAAGATGATTTTTGTCCATATAGGCCGGGTGTGCCATTAGTTCATTGATCCGGTCATCCATCATTTTAGGTGTCAACGCCCCGCCGGTATTAACACCTGTCAAAGCCCCTTCCTCTAGCAGATTAGAGCCTAGAGCGTTCAGGTCTTTTATAATGTCGGGACTGTCTCCCAAGCGTTCTTTAATTAATGCCTGCGATCCCTCAGAAAAAACAGCCTCAAGCGCACGTTTTGACACTTCTAAGTTAAGGTTGTAGTTGTCGCCCCAATCATTTTTTAGTTCTGTCAGAACAGCCTCTTGGCTATTTCTACGACTTTCCTGCATTGCTGTAAAGCCTTTTATGTTTGCATCCCACATTTCTTTATGTAGGTTAGCGGCTTGTTCTTTCGACAGATTCAATTTATGGGCGATCTGCTTAAACTCATTTGCCGCATTTTCATCATAATTCAGGCCAAGCGGTAAATCTGCTGGTTTGTCGAACTCATACCCGTCTGCGGTTTCAGGTGTTCCCAACCTGCGGTAAGCCGCCTGTAGTTCTTCCGGCGTCTGCGGCATGGGGATTTTATCACGCCCGACCATTTTTTCCAGGTTGATGTAAGACTTGGCCAGTACTTCCGGCGTATCCCCGGCAAACTTACTCATGCTTGGGTGTGTCTTTAGTTCTTCCGGCATTGCGTCAAGCCAGTTGCCGCCACCTCCGTTATGCTGGCCGTCTTGCTGGCCGTTGTCACCACCTAGATTTAGATTCTCGCCCCCGTTCAAATTTTCACCACCGTCAAGCGCACCTTGATTACCGATATCACTATCAAGCAAAGAACCATCACCACCAGCGGCCACGCCTTCTGCTCCTGCGCCGCCTCCATTTTCTTGTTGCTGTCCTTCCTCAGCCATTTTTTACCATCTCCTTTATTTTGGTTTGTAATTCTGTTTCTTTCCAGTGTACCATATTTAAAATATAAAGAACAAGCCGCCTTTCGCCCTCTTCCTCTGGCGTTGCCACCGGCTCTAATATGTGGCTCTTTATAATTAAATCATCAAGAACTCTCTGCCCTAGTTCAGATGCGAATAAATCTTTATATGCCTGTCTCTTCTTCCTACTGCTGCCCTGTGGCATTGCTTAGTCCCTCCATAGCACCGGCAACATTCTTTAGTGCACTGGCGTTGCTTAATTGTTCGTTGCTTTGTTGCTCACGCTCCTGCGCTTGCCCCCGTTGCTGTCTTATTTCCGACACGGTTTCATTTGATCGGAATATTTTAGGGTTGACTGAATACAGTCTGCCCACATACTCAAGCCATTTGTCTGAATCTATCTTGTCAAAGGCTTGCGGGTCGTGTTCAATTACTGGTGCTGATACCTGCATTAGCTTCATCAGGCCCTGCGCTTTCAACTGCTTTTGCGCCATGGCAATCGGTGACGTGTACTCAATCTTTATTGGCCTGCCCTGTATTGCTTCGGGTGGCGGAGGGATTAATCCAAAACGGCCAGCTATATTAAAAAGGCGGTCAATCTCTGGGCCTAATAGCTCTTGCTGTAGCCTACCGTTGACAGGGTTCAACAGTCGGAGCCTATCCTCTGTCCGTTGCATAACTTCGGTGGCGGTCATTTGCGGGGCCTTGCCAAACTCAAGTTGGTCAAGATAAAACATCTTTGAAATTCTTATCCGCAATTCGTTTGTCATTTCAAGCCCAATNGGNATATTNCCGCCACTTGGCATCGGTTCAATCCTATCAGAAGTGCCAGCACGATAATAGTTGATGCTGTTTGGCATTGTTCTGATAGGCGAGAAAAAACCATCATCAGGGGCCATTAGCGGAGGCGACACAACTTTTTGAGCCGATTTGATAATGGTTTCCTGCATGGTGTTAAGCATTTTAATATCTGGTAGTGCCGTCCATCCCGGCGACCGGCCATAGACTTCGCCAGGCGCACGAAAGAACCTGGGGACCATGTACGGCATTTCGTAAAACCCTGATTCAGACAATTTGTGCTTGTTGCTAACTTCAATGTAGCACGATACCCAGGGGAACCACCCCTTAGCCCCTTTCCGTGTCGCTTTCTTCTCGTTCGGCTGAACAGCGTGGATTACCTCTATTTTAGTGTCGTACTCTTTCTTGTCATATTTTTTACCGACTTCAAGAGATACTTTACTACGGCCAAATTGTTCTACCAGTTGGCGCACTGTGCGGTAAAATCTCCGGTAAACGGTATCGACATGGCCGTCTTTGTTCTCATCAACGTAACATTGTGCTAATGGTATTGCATTAAACCGGACAATCTTTTTTTGGACATCTTCGGAGACATATAAACACCCGGTGCCAAAAGCTGAAAACTCCATATACAATTCATGGTGGGCGACAGAAAAGCCGCTGAACGGGTCAGATATCATCGTATAAAGTATTTTCGTTACTTCATCGAGCCACGTTTCTATATCTTTGTCGCCTTCGTATTCATTGTCATTAAGCGTAAGCGTAAACCATTCGTTACTAAGATCAGTCATCATGCCATGTAGGCCACCGGCCAACATCTCAACAGCATGGATTGCTGTAGAATCAAATACTTTTGACATTCGATCTTCTGCCGGAACCATATATCCGTCATTTTCAAAGACCGCCTGCCGGGGGTAACAATAGTCGGCGATCTCCTGCAAAGGTGCGTTCCAGTTACTCCGGCCCTCTTTCAGCTTCTCAAACCGGTCTATGTAGTTTATCGCTTCCCACGCCATAATTAACCGCCCAATAATGTGTTTAATCTGACTTTAGCATACGACGCAGGAGCAAACGCTTGGGTTAATGCCCCNCGGATTGCCCCATATTGTCTCGGTGTNGNNTTTTTCGTTGTAGCCTCTTCCTTTTTTTTGTTTGCGGCCTTGGCTATAGCTTCGCCACTCATGCTCACGTACTTATTGCCCTGGACTGCACTGAGATATTTTTTCTTGTCAGCCTTTAAGCCAGCAAGAAGTTTGTCACTCATTGACGCATAATCGCTGGTATATGTGCCAGTTGACCGTTTTTGTTGTATAGAACTTTCCAGCGACGCAATTTTACCNACTGAGCCTATATATGATTCGTAATCTGATTTACCTTGTTTGATCCCGGCCTCTCGCCGTGCGTTTTCGGCGGCAACAGCTTTGTCAAGTGCCGCCTGTCTCTCTGCATCAAACGCCGCTTGCTGTTTTGCGATTGAGTCTTTATTAAGCTGAGTATATTTGGCCGTCAGCGCATCAAACGCCGCCGTCCTGCCTGCATCAAACGTCGCTTGCTGTTTTGCTATTTCGTCATTACTTAGCTGAGTATATTTGGC